AGATACGTTAGTTTCGCCACCTCCTGAAGTTTGACCTTTTGTATGATCAACTACTGTTTCGTTTGGATGTAGTATTGCTGGAAAACCACCGCGACCATCTATTCCACCACTGCGCGACCCTTGACCAGTAAAGCCACCACCGTCAGCACTAAATATATCTGAAAAATTAAAACTGCTGGCTAACCATTGCGCGGCTGGCTGTGCGATTTTAATCTTCACGAACTCAGCAAGAATAACGCGTGCCATATCTTTTACTGATTCCTTAAGTGAATCTGTACCCTGTCCAATGTTCATAATCATGTCAGTAATAGATGAACTCATTGAATCGGTTAGTGCCTGTACCTTTTTATCTATAGCCGCGTCTTCAATAGCCTGAATTCCTTCTTTATAAACGTCAGTCGCCATTTCAGTTAATCTTATTTGTTGTTTTAATGGAACGATTGAATTATCGTATAAATCTTTTAACCCTTGTAGAGTTGATTTATATCGAATAGTCTCTTTATCCTTTTTAGATAATGTTGTAGTTGCTTTATAAGTGCTTGCTTGATACTTATCAATAACATCAGACATTTTTGTATATTGAGTTATTATTTTTTCATCCCACCCATCAGGCTTATTTGGAACATCAAAATTCAGCTCTAGTTTAGATTTAGGCTTCAACATATCAGGTATTTGAACAGGGTCAGGCGTGGGTGGTTTACCCCAAAAATCTTCATTTCTGTTTTGTATATATTTATTCCAGCTTTTTTCTACACTACTAATAAGATTACCGACCTCTTCACCTGCTATCAACAAACCTGTTAATACTGCTTTTCCTGTTTTTCCACCTAGAACAGCACCTACAATGCCCACAGTTTTCACCCAATCAGGTAAATCGTTGAACTCTTTAATAGCTGACTTTAACGCCCTGCCAACTTCTACCGTCTGCTTTCCTAATTCTTTAACTGAGGCTATGATTTCAGGATCTTTTAGATATGCTGTTAACTCTTTTACAGTTACTTTTACTTCATCAAAAACTCCTGCATCCATGAAGTTTAATTGGAGTTCATCCCAAGCATCTCCCATCATTGATGTTGTACCTTTGAGCGTCTTAGCGGCTTCGTTCATAGCTCCGACCATAGTGGTCTCATTATGCTTCCAAAGGTCAGTAAAGATTTTTTTAGTTTCTACACCTGTTTTTGAAACACCTTGTTCAAACCCAAGCATAATACCCACAGACTTATCTCTAAACAGTTCAGCAGAAGCAATGCCCGAGGAGAATGCTCTTTGAATTTGTAAAGCTGTAGCTTCAAAAGAAAGACCTGATACTTCGGCAATATCACCAGTCATTTTTAATAAAGATGTAAGCTCTTCTACGTCATCCGCAACTGCTAATAAAGCTGGAGAAGCCTGTTGAATCTCTTGAAGTGATACAGGAGCTGATTTAGCCACCTTCATCATTTGTTCAAAAGCTTTAGTTGCTTTTTCTGTACTACCCGTTAAAAACTTAAGCCTTACCTGTAAGGTTTCAATAGAAGAGGCGTAGTTTAAAGCAGACTTTACTACCATGCCAGCACCTAACGCGCCTAACGCGCCATTTAGCGAGAAGATCTGATTTTTAATCTTAGTAGCGGTATTACCAATGCCACGGATAGCTCTTTTAGCTGTATTAGCACCTGCTATAGCGCCTTTTGGGTCTACCTTAATTCCGAGTGTTGCTATGTTACTTGCCATCTTTCTTGTCCTCTAATTTAAAGTAAGCTATCCAGCCGTGAAACTCTGAAACTGTCATAAGGTCTATTTCATAAACAGCCTTATGTAAGCGATTCGCAAGGGCGTACTTTGCGTGTAACTCGGAATCGCTAGTTAGTTTCCCTCCATATCTTCAATCGTTTGACTAACGGAAATTTCACTTACTATTCGTGTAATCACGTCAGGCGAAACCCTATTCATCAAATCAATCTTGTCAGAAATATCAAACAGTTTCTTGCCGTCCTTATCTAGCGCTTTTAAAACTAATGTCCTAACCATGAATTCAAAGTCATCATCTTTCGCAAATTTCCAAAGAGACTTCTTTTCACCCATTGTAAAAGGAGTGGAATATATAATCGTGTCCCACTCAGGTACTTCGATAGTTCTAACCTCAATCTTATCGAAATGAGATTTAGCGTTATCAAGTACCCCCATTTACACAGCAGCCCAAGTAACAACACCATCTACTTCAAAACTAATAGATGTCTCAACCATGCCGTCTAACGTAGTTGATACACCTTTCTCAGTAATGATTGCTGAAAATGAGGCAAAAATATCTCCCGTTGACGCACCTTCAGGATATAGCTTTAAACTAACTCCTTCAGCGCCTACCGTTAAAGCACCTTGACCCGTAGTATTAGTTTCATCCCAAAATGCGGTCATTGAGCCACTTGCTGACGTTAATCCTGCTTTTTTGGTTCTTGCTGTGTCACCTAACGTAGTATCGTCAATCGTTTCTGCTGACTCTGAAATACTCCAATCCTTTACCTCAGCAATTGTTACGCTTCCAACTTTTGCTACACCTTCACTGCCTCTATGATTTGCCATTGTCTTGCTCCTTATTTTTAATTACAGGTTTTTCTACCCATCCAAATTTCTTCATTTCTTCTACCTTGCTTGGGTGAGGGATTACACCTTCACCGCCTTCAGGTGGATATAAAGTTACTTTTTTCATTGTTCATCCCTCCAATAAGGAATAGTTACGTTTAGCTGATGCCAAATGCCACCAGTACCAATAGTCTCAACAGTAGGCACATTACAGACAACATCATTAAAACTTTTGTTATCAAAAATCTGAACCACTGTATCGGCATACTTTCTAGCAAAGCTAGTTCCTGAATTAACTGGTACAAATATTTGTACAATAACTAATCCTAAATGACGTTTTAAGCCGTTAATCGCTCTATAAGAGCTACTACCATTCAATACATTTAATCGCACCCATGCGCTATTATTTGGCGCTTTGAATGCTATGTTTTCCCAAGCAACGGGCGTATCTTGCCAATATTCTTCAAAATGGTTCTCTATCGCTAGTCTTTCATTAACAAATGACATTACGCTATATAGCTCCCTAGCTCATTTATCGTAACCTTAACCATGCCACGAGGTGCTTGTGTACTTCGGTGCGTTCCTTCTTCTAATTCAAATATATAAGGTAAAGAATTCGTTATGTAAATCGGATTAAAACCATCGCCTTTTTTAATATTAGGCACAGGTATTTTAGGATCACTAGGTGGGGAGCTACTGCCTCTGTATTTACCTGTAGACTTTTTATAACCTTTCGGGCTATCCACACTTACATTTATTTTACCAACAGACAAATTCCAATTAGCTCTCGCACGTCCTGTATCAACAGGAGTTTTCTCAGTAACCATACTAAAAGCTTTTATAGCTAAGGTTCTTACCACTTTATCAATTTCAATACCAGTCACTTTACTAAAGCGCTGAATGTCGCTTTCAAAACTCATATCAACCTGCCTACAATTAATCTAATAGAAGCCCCTGCTGGGTCTTTGGCAATCTGTTTGATTTTGTATTTTTCTGTACCTCTGATAATTTGGTCATTAGTATCAGGTGTTATTGCTAAATCTTTACTAGCAAACAAAATTTCTAAATCAGTAGTAACTTCATCCATAACATCATTACCACCAGCCTTAAACGCACCAATTGGATAAACAATAGCGTTAAATGTATATTCTGTTGAGGTTTGGCTTACTTGACCGCTATACGTATCATAAGAACCTGTAGTAGTCGCTACATAGGTAACACTTTCAGCAATATCACCAGTCGCGGTAATTGCTGAACTTACAGCGTTTAAGATAGCGTCTTTAAGACCCATTTAAGACCTCACAATTGACACCGTACTAAATTTAGCACGAGCATGAATATCACCCCAACCTCTTAGCATTTCTTGAACAATAGAGGGCAATACACCTGCTGTATCTGCTTTGTCAAAGTTTAGAGTAATTGAGCCTACAGATAAACTCTCAAGACCTTTACCT